ATGGCAACACTTAGACTATATTTAGACACTAGGGTAAAAAGGCAGGATGGTACGTTCTCTATCCGGCTTGCCGTCAACCATCATGGTGGGACTGCCTTCATATCCCTCAATCAATACTGCAAGAAGGATGAATGGGATAAAAGGGCTTGCAAGGTGCGCAAGCGTCCGGATCGTGATGCTATCAACGACTTCCTGCTTGACCGTCTGAATTTTTATAATAGAATGATGATGAAGGCGCAATGCAGGGAAACATACCGGGGCGATATTACGGCTAGGGAACTCCGGGACTTAATCATGCTTGAAGCCGAGCCTGCAAGGGAAAAGGTCGCCCTACTTCGTGATGGCTTCATTGCCTACGAGGGCAGGAATCTGAAAAAGAACACGATAAACAGATATAAATATACTTGGGCAAAGATTGAAGCTTTCCTAGGGAAGGAAAAAGCGGCTCTGCTTACATACGATGAGATTAACCGCTCTTGGCTTGAAGATTTCGATGCGTTCATGGCAAAGGAAGGCTTGTCTAGGAATACCAGAGCCAGCAGGATGCTCTGTGTCGCTGCTGTATTTAATCTGGCGATAGATAATGAGCAGACGAAAAACTACCCTTTCCGCAGGTACAGTCTCCGGCTTGAGACAACGAAAAAGCGAGATTTGTCTGTTGAGGAAATCCGCTCTATCTTCGAAGCTGGTGGTGATGAACTGGTCGACATGTTCCTGCTGATGTTCCTGCTGATTGGTATCAATGTGAGTGACTTGTTTGCCTTGACAAATGAGAATATCGTCCGTGGCAGACTGGAATACGACCGGGCGAAGACTGGCAGGCATTACTCCATCCTTCTTCATCCAGAAGCTCTCCGAATCATCGAGAAGTACAAAGGGGAAAAGAAGCTGCTTCGTTTCTCGGAGCATTTCAGGAACGTTGATGTTGCAACGGTCATGATTAATAAGAAACTCGCAAAGGTGCGCCCAGGGCTTACTACGTACTACGCTCGCCATACGTGGGCATCTATCGCCTTCAACATTGGTATACAAAAAGACGTGGTGTCGCTTGCGCTGGGTCACTCGTTCGGTGTCCGGGTAACTGATACCTACATCAATGCAGACCTATCGAGAGTAGATGAAGCAAACCGCAGGGTTATTGATTACGTGCTATACAACAAAAAATAGCCTTATTTCTTGCGAATTTGGCGCAGAAACGGCTCAAATTGTTTTCGGGGATAGTTTTACGTGCTTACCACGTAAGCGGCACAGAACGCAAATTTCGGGGTAAATCGGGAAATGAGCATAAAAATACCCCAGCGGTGAAAAAGTCGAGCCGCTGGGGTAATAAGTGGAGACCACTTTAAACATTCAGTGATGCAAAGGTACGCTTTTCCTTTGAAACCACCAAATTATTTACCCAAAAATTTCTTTCTCAACAAATCATTGATGAATCGTGACTTGTTGGGCAATGCGTTGAGGAAAGGCAAAAGGTCGTTGTCTATCTGTATGCCAACTAGCTTGACCGTTGCGCCAGCACCCTTCTTCGTTCTCTTGATGTTTCTTCTATTCTCCATATCCGTGATTCTTTACTGGTTCTCCATTTAATCGCAAAAGGTTGCGCTGCTCGATCCTGCACTTCTTCGAGTACTTGCGTGGAGTGCCATCCTTCTTGCAGGTCTTGCCTTTATATACCAGGCAAGGCAAGGAGTTGTATTCGTAGCCTCTATGTGAAATAATCCAATCTTCAACCCTTATCGTATCGCAGTTGTCGCTGATATAATCGCCAACCTTAACTGGGCTGTGTTCCGTGGCAAATTTCCTTGCCAGCATTACTCTTTCCTTCTCTGCCTTCACCCTGATTTCGTGCAGGGCTTTTCTGTACTCTTGTTCTGTCATTGTCTTCTGTCTTTTTTAAATTGCCTATCTAACTTCGTTTTCATTCTGTTCATCTTGTGCTCAAGCCTGCCAATCTGCTTGTACGATAACCACTCCGGCTTGATATTCAACTCCAGCCAGTACTGGCGCATTTCCTTGCAATGCCGGGCGATACTCGGGAAATAGAGGTGTCGCTCGTATGGGTTGCGAAGGAAGTACTTGCAATCGGATAATAGACGACCAAGCATCATGTATTTATGCTTCTGCCCTTCTCCAAGACTGACAAGCCTTCCGTTGTCCCCGATCCACAGCATTACTCCCTCACCCTTCCAATTAAAGTCGAAAGCCTTGCTTACCGGATAATAATAGCCATCGAGCACCGTACCTTCCTTGAGGTCTCGCCCAATCTCTCGCAGGCAGGTTCTTCCCCAGCTGGTCGTTACCTCGACCACAGCCTGTGCTGGTATCTTGTCGTATTCCTTCATATCTTGATATATTGTGCAGGGCTTGCGCCCTGCTGGTTAATACTTTTCAATCCAATACTCTGTTTTGAAATTCACGCATAAGCCTACGAATTCAGACTTGAAATAACCTTGTCGTACCCAGTATGGATAATGTCTGTCGGCTTTCTTTAGTCCCCTGAACAGCTTGTTCAAGAATCGCTCTGCCTTGTCCTTGCGTGTAAAGTTTGCCACCTCATCGATTTCCTCGCCTTCTATCTGTCTCTTGATGTAATATTTTGCTCTTGCCATTGCTTATTTTCCTTTGTTAGAATAAACGAACATTACCCCACCTTGCATAGCGTGTCCTCTTAGACTTCTGAAAACAGATTGTCTGCTTATACGATTTACTCTTGCAGCTTCAACTATGGAAACATAAGTATCTGCAAGTTTGCCATTTATGAATTTCTGTATTGGCTTCCTATTTTGGTCACCTCGAAGTCCGTGCTCTACCGCATGTTCGACATTCTCTTTTGGTGTTACCCATTCTAGATTTTCAATGCGGTTGTTTTTCTTGTTTCCATCAATGTGGTTTACTTGCATACTGGTGTCTCCTTGATTAAATGTAGAAATAACCAATCTATGGACTTGGCAATTTATGCGTTTCTTGCCATCTTGTAAACAAACGTGCATATAACCATACTTATCTTTAAATGGCTTTATTCGCTTTTCTTTAAATGTCATTGCAACACCTTTCTTGTTAATCGTAACATGGTGGAGTCTTTTAACGACCCCAGTATTAGAAACTTGGTAAACTCCACCATACCCGTTGATTGTTCTCCATTCCATAATTGTCTTATTTTGAATATAAACTAACTTGAAGTCCTCTACGTAATTTGCAGATACAAACATCTTGTGCCATCTTCAATGCTCTCTTGATGAACTTGTTGAAGAGTTCTGCACCGATGAGCTTCAAAATTCCGCTTACTCCCACGAGTGTGTTTATCTTCTTGCCATCCTCTGTGCGTCCGAAGACCTTAATACGGAAGTTAGAGTTGATGAACTTTGTAGTGAACTCTAAAATGTTTGAATTTGACTTTTTCATTTTTCTCTGGCTTAACCGTGCTGCCTAGGGCTTAGTTACTGAATGTTTATTATGCTTATCTCCTAAGCACGATGCAAAGATATTAATATTTTTCGGTTCCACCAAAATTTTTCCCGAAAGATATTAATATTTTAACTTTTATTGGCTGTTTATGTCGTAAGCACGGGTATTTTCGGTCGTTTTCGGTACGTTTTAGGCTGTTTTCAGTACGCTTTTGGCTGTTTTCGGTACGCTTTTGGCTGTTTTCGGTACGCTTTCCACGCTCTATATAATAATAACCTGCACGCATTAGTTAGAATGAATATAATCTAACTCTCATAACCCCTAACCCTTTTCTCTCAATGAAAAGTGTTCTACGCACAAAAAATGGGCAGAAAAACGCTCTCCTGCGCTTCCTGCCCTTCTAAAAATTGATATTATGATTGAACCTATTGAACTCTCTTCTTGATGCGCTCCTTTATCCAGTTAACCGCAAGAAGGAACAGAAACAGAATCACGCAATCGCCAATGAATAGCCTTATCTTGTGCCATGTGCTCGCTGGCTTCTCCACCTCCTTGGTCTTGTATCGGTTGACGTAATACTTGACCTTCACGGTGTCGGTCACGAATTTGTAGATGTCGCCCACGATGGTGTCCGTCTTGGTCGTTGTCTTCCATCTGGTGGTCGTAAGATTGTGCCACCGCTCCTTGATTACGGTGTCGCCCTTGATGTACACCAGAACACTGTCCTGCTTGAATATGCTGTCGTGCTGCTGGGTGTCCTGCCAGTGGATCTGTCTCTGTTTCACGCTGTCACGTCTTACACTGGTGTGTGCGCTATCGCGATAAACAGTGTTATTTGCGGCTGTTTTGGCGCAGGAACAGCCCAAAATCAAAAGTGGAGCAATTATAAGCATGGCGAGAAATAACGCCACAGAACGCAAATTTCGCCCTTTTCTTGAATTTTCCATACTTTATAAACGTTAGTTTGATGTGTTTATTGCGCAAGCACCTTGATTTTCAAGGCTTCCTTGGCTCGCTTCAAATACTTCTCGCAGGCTGCCAGTCCATTATAGCCTCCGTTTATCTTCCTGCGGATAGCCTTCAAGTTGTCTTGGTCTGCCAACTCATTGCAGCCGAAGGTGTCGAATACCCACATCGAGGATTTCGTTGCTCCTAGAGAACGCTCCAGGAGTTCGGGACTGCCCACAACATCGAAGCCGCAATAATTAGCATACTTCCGGTAGTTGGCTCGCCCGGTAATCTGAATAAGACCTCGCCCCTTATACTTCACGCCATCGCCCTGCTGGGTGTTGCCGAGGTCTTTCCTTCCCTCGTAGGCTCTGCCGCTTGCCAGTTCCTTTGTGTACCTCAACTCTCCGCTTTCGTGGGCAATCTGTGCGAGATAGTGCGCCATCCTTAGTGAGGTGTTGATGTGGAAATGCTCTGCCCATCCGTTGATGATTGGAAGATAGGTGTCTGCCCTGCTGCCTGCATTCGGCATTACCTTTATTAGTTGCGCTCTAGTTATCATCATTATCTCCTCCTTTCTTCCGCTCTTCTTTCATTATCTCGACAACTGCCTTCGCAATTTCGTCCTTATTCTCCAGGATCACCTGCATCGTGCGGTCTTGCTTGCGTATCTCTGCCTTCTCGTATGCCTTCTCCCTGATGCTCTTGAACTCACACAGAAGCAGATAAACCGTCCAGGCGATGGAGAACATGGGAAATGGAGAGATAACACACGTAGCAACGTCCATAAGCGAAGCGATACCGAATGTCGGGAAATACTTCTTCGCCTTGTCGCACGTCTTCTTCAACCCGGTTGACGTTCTTGCAACATGCAGTTCCTTCGCCTTCTGTATGCCTGCTATCAGGTCAATTGTCATCGCTATCAGAATTGTAGCGAAACAGATAAAAATTACTAGGGCGCACAAATAAAGGTGGTGCACCTGAAAATCGTGAAATACTTCACTCATATCAATTAATTTTTTTGGTTTATTCCAATTTTTCCCAGTCAATGGTAACGCCCTTTCCGATGATGTCTGCCGTCCACCTGCAGAATGCCATACCCTCGTATCCGTCCGGATCACTGGCTACGGCAATAGCATACTGTACGCAGTCGCTCTCAGTCTTGATTACCTTCGGGTAGAAGTCCGCATAAGCCATATTAGCCAAATAGAGAATATCCCCGAGGGTCGTGCCCTTTGAGATTATCTCGTTGTTTGTCGCTAGCCGGATTTCGTCTACCGTCCACCGGTGGCTCGTTCCGTCTACGTTCTTCATCTGCTCGCTTGCCTTGATTGCTAGCTGTTTCGTGAAGTGGTAGCCGTGCTTGGAAACGTATGCAACGTACCCACTGGCTCCCATGAGTGCCTTTGCTGCCTTCTCGTATGGCAAGCCGTGGATGATGTCGCTCTCTTGGTGCTGGTGTCGCTCTTCCTCGCTGTCGCAAGAATGGCGCAAAACGATTATTTTCTTCATTGTGCGCCCTCCTATCCTAGTTTGTCAAGTAATTGCTTGACCATACCACGAATGCCGCTTATATCGCCCTCAAGTGCCTTGAAACGCTTTTCGGTTTCCTGCTTCTCCTTGATTGCCGGGTTCAAAGCTGCAAGAAGTTCCTCGCCCTTGGCTTTCCGCTCCTTGCTTGGCTCGTATGCCTTGATTATCTCATCGGCTTCATTTACCAATTTCCCAACTTCGGGCAAAAGGTCTGCCTTGTCGGTTGCCAGTACGGTTTCGCCTGCAAAGGTAACTCCAAGGTGTTCGGGTATGGTGTAGATGGTCTGTTTCCCCTCCACCTCGATTGTTACGTCTCTCATGGGCTGTCCGCTGCTGGAAATAGTTGCGATGCCAGTGTTGATGTGCGGCTGGTTGTCTACGACCTTGCCTTCCTTAACTTCCACCGTCTGCTTGTCTAGCAGATAGACCGGGTGATTTCTTTGTATATTCTTAAATTCCATAATGCGCTCTTTTTAGATAATTCGATAAATAGACAAAAAGGGGTCTCGCTGGTAACACAGCGAGTTGCCCCTTGATAGATTTTGTTTAGACCTACTACGCTCCAGTTGTGGTTGTGGTGGTCTTCAGCTGCTGGATGATGAAACCAGTCTGCTCTCTGCGCTTGCTGTCCTCCAGCTGGATGCGAAGGTCTTGCTCCCAGTGGTTGTTCAGAACATCAACGATGCGCTGAGTATTCTCCTTGCCCGAGGTCTTCAAGTCGCAAACGACCGACTGGATAAGGTTGCTGAGACTGCTTGCCGCACGCTCCACACCAGTATTGGTGTAGGCGAAATTCTGCTGCAAGGTGTTCACGATGTCCTTCTGTCCCAGTTGCTGCTCGTAGCCCATACGGATGATGTTTTGCTGGGTCTGGCAGCAGCAGTCCTTCAGTGCAATGGTCATCTGCAAGTTACCCTGCGAGATAGCATTGATTACTCGCTCTGCCGAATAACCGACTTGTCCGCTTATCTGCTGGATGCCTGCCTGAATGCCGCAAACAGAAGCCTGCAATGCGTTGAAGTCGCAGTTCAAGTTAGCCGCCAAGGTCTTCAAGTCTTGGTTGTTGCCCTGGATTGCTCCCATCAACAAGTCGCTGTTGTGGTTGTCTGCCATCTGGTTGCGAAGGCTGTCAATCTGAGACTGGATTTCGGCTCTCTGAACGTTTCCGTTCTGTCCGTTCCAGCCATCACCGTACATGAAGCGGAACATTCCCAACATCATCATGTAGGCGAATGGGTTGTTCCAACCTCCACCCATACCACCGTTCATTGCTGCCAGCATAGTCGCTGGATCATTGTCTCTACCTCTAGCGAGCAAGGCTGCTGCTAGGTTGTCATTGCCACTGTCCCCAGTGCAATAAACTTTCTCGATAGTGTCTGCCATATAATTTTGAGTTAATTACGTTACGGAAGCCAAATATTGGAATCCGCTGCAAAGTTACTCTGATTTTTGGCTCGAGCCAAAAAGTTAGTGCAGGGGTATTTATCGAATTATTGTCAAAGAACGCTTTTGGTTATTTTCTTTTTGTTTCTTAAATACAAATCGGCTCAACGTCCTTGTTTAGAAGGGTCGCTTGTGCCGTGGCAAGTCGATAAACTCGAGACGTACTGATATAGGTGTAAGACATCTTGCTAAGATGTCTCACTGCTGAAACGGTGCGGTTCAGAACGGTCGCAATGGTCGTTATGCTGAATCCTGCGTGTATCATCTGCTCAACGACCATACATCTTGCCATTACGAGATTTTCAGCTCTAGACTTGCCGAGAACGTCTTCTCTCGTAATACTCAACTCTCCGTTCTGCAGTTCAATAGCACAACACTTGATTACGTTGTCTATAACTCGCCATAGTTCTTTCTCCTTGTCATTCATAATAAAATGTTTTAATCGTTGCCCAACATAGAATCAATCATTCCGTCAATGGCTTCATCGGTCATACTCTTCTTAATAGAAGGATCTGCGCCAATTGACTTCATCATCATAGCTACCCAGGGGTTGTCACTCTCCAGCGTGGATTGTATCTGCTCCTTGTATGCTTCGTGAAGCTCGCCCGATTCCTTGAAATTCAAAAGAACCGTGCGCAAGGCTTTTACTGCGTAGTTATCCATCAGCAAGGGGTTGTCCCTTGCCGATGATAATTTAGTAAGAAGCACAGCCAGTGCTTCGTGTAATTGTTTCTTCTTCATATTGTCTTACTTTTAAATTTCTAAAGTCAGCGACTTATAGTTCAAGTTTACCACCACAAGCATATCTTCTTGAGGTTTTAGTAACTCCTGCTTTAGGAGTTACTGGTTTTGCTCTACCTGTACTTTTTCTCATAATAGTGTATTTTAAAATTTTAAAATTATTTTAGTTTTGCTTGTTTTGAATAAACTCTGCAATAACAAGGGTATTATCATCCTTCTTAATTAAGCGTATATAGTTAGTAAAGTTCGTTGACAAAAAATTAATATTACTAAATACTGGCTTTGATTGTATCACTTTTACTTGATACAAGAAGCTAATACCATTATTGCTTTTACAAAAAATTAAACCTGTCAAGAAGTCTCCAGCGAAGGTTGTCTCCAGGATACCTCCTCTCGATGCCTTTTGAAACCAATTATATACATTGATACTACGTTGTGCATCTATGAGAACAATCTGATGATTTGTAACAAATGGAATATTCGCATGTCCTTCGTTGTCTAATTCAGTTATATAAGAAGAACTATTAACAATAGCTGTACCAAAATTTGCTTTTATTTTCGTCCAAAGCTTCTTTATTCCACTTTCATCCAAGAAATTCATACAAACCTCCTTTCTAATTTAATGCATCAATTACCGATGTTGGGATTGCGCTGTCTGCTGTTGCGCCATTGGCGATGCCGTTCAACTTGGTTTTGAGTGCTGACGTGAAGTCTTCGGTCGAAAGCCCCTTTCCGCTTACCACGTCAACCTTCCTTGATAGGGCTTTATTTACGTCTGCCGTCTTAGCATAAGGCGACAAGTCGTAGGTGGTGTTCGTGTCAGTCCATGGAACGTTAACGTATGCCTTCTCTCCACTCAACTGCACTGGATAGTTTCTTCCGTTGGCTGTATAACCTACTTGAATACCCCCTCGTGTACCATTGGCTGCAAGTGGAAGGGAATAGTTATTGGCGCCCTCAGCTATTCTATCCAATTTATTCTTGTCACGTATAGACATTAAGCCTGCCATATTTGATGTGGCATCTTCAAGTGCTATTTCTACCCTAGTGCCACCCTTTATAGCAGAGAAACGTATAACCTGCTTTAGTATCTGTCCTTGTGGTGTATAATCGAGAACGTTTTGGATCACTTTAATTTCACTCAAGTTAACTGTCTCACTCTTTTTAGCATAATCTGCAAGGTCTACTGTAGCACGGAAGTCTCCGAGTTTCTCCCATTTTGTCGAATCGTACGCTGCCGAAATGTCTCCAGTGTAGACGTACTCCTCATACTTATTGTTGGCGGTATCGGAATCCTTTACGAGGTAAATGTGCCGCTTGATGTTGCTCGTAGGCAATGCGGTCACTACCTCTGCCACCGTGGTGTCGAGGTTGCCGAGGTTGGCAAGTGGCACGTTGCCGTTGGTATCGAGACCTGCGATGCCACTCTTTCCGCCTACCTCCTTGACCGAGCCGTCTGCCATCAACACTTGGGTTGCAGTGCCACCAGTCTTCACGATACTTATAGCTTTCATTCCATTTTCATCCACATCGAAAATGTCTATAGTTTCATTTTCATTACCACTTTTTGTTATACCTAGGTGTTCTCCGTTAATCACATACTGCAAACCAATTTTAGGATTAATTTCACCACCTTCTTTGCTAAAAAAACAAGAATTAGCCCAGTCCTTAATCTTCTTCCAAAAGGAAGCAAGTCCAATTGCGTCTAAAAATTGCATAATCTATTGTTTTAAATTGTTATTTACTAGTAATATCTGTTATCTGTTCCTCCGTGATTGCTGGAGGGAAGTCCTTCGTCACGATGTCGGTCACTCTGTTTGAAATATCCTTGTAGATGTCCGTGCCGAGTTTTTTTGCTGTCACGCTGCCGTCTCTGATGTTTCCAGTTGATATACAGTCCTCGGTCAGATGGTCGTGTTTGACCGCTCCCGGTTGTATTTTATCTGAGGTCACACAATTGGATGCTAGGTGTCTGTTCTTTACAGAGCCATCGGCAAGCTTCGCTGCCGTTATCGCCCCATCCGCAATTTGCGCTTCCGTTATTGTTATCTTGGCGAGTTCACTCTTGATAATCCTAACGACCGCATCGTTCTCCAGTTTATCGTCCATCATGGCAAGCATCCTGCTTAACTCGACAACGATGTCGTAAATTTCCGTGCCGACACGCACCGCTGTGTTTTCTCCAACCTGCGTTGCATCTCGTATCAGCTCTGCCATACGGAGCATTTTTTGAATATCCTCGTTCATGTCTTATGTGCTTTTAGTTGCCTATTGCGTGAATGTGTGCCCTTGTTCCTCGCTGTGCCTTCACTTCTCCTTTCGAGGTGAATGCCTTAAGGTATTTAAGGGCATCTGATAAATATCTTTCCGCCATATCCATGATGTCGTTGTATTGCTTGTTGTTCGACAAATCTTGAACATGGTCTGAATAATCGTCTCTGTGGCGCATTCCACCTGCTCGGCTTATAATTGTGCCATCTGCGCGAAAAAGCCTCGCATACGTGAAATAAGCGAGTGCCTTGCGTATTCCGCTGGTGTACTTCTGCACCTTGGTTTCTTCTTGGCTGCAATCGCCCTCCTTCTTGGTGGTATATTCGCCACCGTCCAGGAAGACCGCAGGCTGGAAATCGGGCAAGACTGAATCGCCCCACTCTCCCTGCTCGGTCGCTGCCTTGAACCGCTCATACCCGATGGCTGGTATGATGTTCGCATCTTCGCATTCCCGAATGTATGCGTTCACATCATCCTCATCAAGGTGTGTGCTGGTCGGTCGTGCCAGTTCTCGGAACTGATCAACCGTGATAAGTTGTTTTCTCTGTTCTCCCATAGGCTCAATCAATCTATCGTGTTGTTCCCTGCCACCTCGCTGCTGATATACTTCAACGGCTGTAGCTTGGGGTCTAGGTTCTGAATGGCTGGGTCTTGCCAGTTCTTAAAAATCTTCTTGAAGGCTCGCTCGATGAAACGCTGCTCGGTCGTCACTTCGCCTGCATAGTATTCGTAAGCGTCCTGCATAACTTGTCCGCTGAATCCCAGCTTGCCAATACGAATTGAGTAGAAGAGTTCTTGATGGAACTGTGCGTAGATTCGCTCGATAACGCTGCTGTCGGTCACGCTGAACTCCTTGTCGAAGTTTTTTGTCGGGAAGGCGACAACCTTCGGCTCGTCTTCCTCGTTCTCCACCTCGACAGCAAGAATCTTCGCTGTGTTCTCGTCCCCTTGGAACTGCAAAAGGTCTTCATCGGAAATCATCTGTCCGCTCTCCACCTCTTCGCCTTCCTCGTTGAACTTAGGCACGCCCTTCTTGGTTACGAGCATACACGATACGAGGAAGTTGTTGCGGACGTTTCGCATCTTGACGTTACCCAGTCCCTCATCGGTCGAAATCTCCGTGATGGCAGAATCGTAGCTGGCTGTCGGATAGATGAACTTTCCGTCTAGGCTCTGCCACAGAATCTGTCCCTTGTAGCTGTCGATGCCGCCAGCGTTCTCAATCTGTTCGAGAACGATGTCCGGGTCGGGGTTGAAGACGTTGATGCGCTCGATTGTCTTCTCGTTCACCATCAACCGCTTTCCGTTCCTCGTTTTCTTCTGCTCCCAGTCAGGATGCAGCAAGACGTGCGCCACGCTCCCCTTGTCGTCCGTCTCTTCCAGTCGGCAATTCTCAAAGGGTACGTGGCTCACGCTCGACACCTGCCCTAGAACGTTGTAGTTAACATGAAGGGAAAAGCCTCCAAAGCGTGCGAGGTCTTGCGCTACGTTCCGGAGCAAATCGTCTGCCGTGTCCCCCTGCTGGTTCATCGCCAACGCTGCTAGAATGTCGCTATCAAAGCCGTAGCCCTCAATGAATCGGGCATATCGGTTAAGGCACAGCATTGCCGTTCCGCTGGCTTCCGTGATGCGTGCGAGGTTCTGCGGATAAAGATTATCATATCCGTATGCCTGCATCTTGAATCGGCTGACGTAGCCAATATCAACCCTTCGCTTTGGCTTTTTAACTGTCTTAACGTTCATACTGCTTGTGTCGTTTTACTTGTTGTTTTGTTACTCTTCCTTGCCTGCTTTTTCGGCTTGGTCGAGGTCTTTCTTCTTGTCGCTGCCTGCTGCTTTTTCGGCAGGATCTTTCCCGGTGGTATCATCTGCACCGCTGTCGCTGCCTGCTGCTTTTTCGGCAGGATCTTTCCCGGTGGTATCATCTGCACCGCTGTCGCTGCCTGCTGCTTTTTCGGCAGGATCTTTCCCGGTGGTATCATCTGCACCGCTGTCGCTGCCTGCTGGCGGCTGCTTGTTCTCGATGAGTTCATCGCTGGGTATCTTTTGGAAGTAGCTTTCCATGTGTGGGTACTTCGTCAGATATTCGTGCGCTACCTTGTCGGTCAGGTTCTCGTTCGTGAAAATCTTACCATGGTAGAAGTCCGGGCAGGAAATGATAAAACCTGCCTTCATTGCGTAATTACATGTTTTTGGCATTGCCTTTTCTTTTTTGAGTTTTAGATAAATTTCGATTAAAGCATCGTGGTAACACTGCTGGCAGGTTGTCGGAACAAAACGCTTGCGTGTTACCTCGAAATATAGAGTTTCTATAACTGCCTTGTCAGTTGCATCAAAGGGACTGTCGAAACGTGCCTTCAACTCCCCGACCTTGGCTGTTGCTTCCTTGTATGTCATAGGCTACGCTGCTGCTTCCGTCAGAAGGCTCTGATACTTGGCTGCTGTTGTCTCGCTGTCGGTGTCAAAGAAGAAGTAAGCTGCCTTTGGTACGCTCTCCTCTTCCAGCGTGATAAGCCAGCCGCCCTCGGTATCGTCTGAGTACTTGTCGTTCTCGCCTGCGCTTGCCTTCAGTGCCTGCGCATATCCGAATACCTGATACTCTGCCTTTCCTTCCGCTCCCTTAGAGAGGTTGCGAAGGATGATAACGAACTTTCCGTTCGCCAGTCCGTCAATGATATTTGCGCAAACGTCAGGCGTATTAGCCAATACCACGACTGCTACGGTATTCTTCCAGCTGTTGCGATACGTGCCAACGGTCAGCTCGGTCTTGGTTCCAGTGAATGGCTTGCTGCCTTCCTGCCGGATAGCGTATGCTTTCTTGCCAGTCTTCAAAACTAATGTTTTAATTATATTGCCCACTACAACGGACTTGGTGAAGTCGATGTCGTCTCGGTTGATGATAAGTCCATCGCCCTCCAGTCCCTTTGTTACTTGGTCTTCGCAAGGGATTATGATGTCCTGGGCGATAAGGCTCTCGCAAGTTGTTGTCATATTAATTCGTTTTAAAATTGTTATATCCCCAACACCGTTTTGTGGGTGTTGAGGATTGTCAAATAACTTAATACTAAACTGAAAATTTGGAGCGATTAGTAAGCTGCATGGATCATGTTCTCTTCGAGGAGAGCCGTGCCAATCTTACCAGTAGCGTAGATGTAATTTCTTCGTTCCTTCTGGTCGAAGAAGATGTCGAGGTCGCTAATGAGTGCATCGGCATCAGTGCCCACCATAAGGTGCTTTGGGTTGCAGAATACCGCGCGGTGTGGAAGGTTGACTGTTGTCTCGCCCTTCTCGTATGCGTTAATCATTCTGTCCCAAATGCCGACACGTGCAATCTTCACTCCGTTGTAGGTCGCTACATCGAAGCCATCGAACACCTTCTCCCACGGCATAATATCGTGGTAGGTCTGCTTGATGTCGTAGGTCAATGCGTCAGCAAGCGAGCGTGTCATGAGCAACACTGCATCGCTATCGTCAATGATACGTGTGTCTACCTCCATCAAGATTGTGTCTACGAGTGTTGTAGCTGCACCCTTCTTGCGCAATGCTGAAACCTGTGCTGCCGCTGTGGTCTCGCTGTTGGCTGCGATGGCGGTATGGTTCTTGGTCGCTGTAGCTGTAAAGATGCGCTTGAAGAGACCGTCACAGACGTTGAACATGTTAACGTCCGACCCTGCTGTCAGCTTGCCGCCACCTGCACCTGCCAATGCTGCAGCCTTGTCACCGAACCAGCCGAATCGCCAAATCATCTGCTGCATGGCTCGCTGGAGTGCATCGGTGTAGATTGTCATAAAGTCGGTGCTGGTAAGGTCGCCAATCTCTGTACCGGTCTTCAATGAATACTCTGCGATTGACCCCTTCAATGCTTCGTAGCAAATCTTGATAGGGATTTCCCACTGTCCGAGTTCCCAACGCTTCATGCTGTTTGCGATGCCCTTCTCTTCGTAGGTAGGGTCGCAACCACCACCCTTCTTTCCGACCGTATCCATCTCACCGATAAGTGCGATAGGGTCATCGTTCTTGACCTTCATAATGTTAACGAATGAAGAGAAATCCTCATCCTTGAAGAAGGTCTCCTGAATGGCACTCTTGATGCTATCGAGGTTTTCTGGCTGGAGTGTCAAGTTCTCCAGCTGCTTTTTTGTAAATCCTGACATTATTTTCTTCTGATTTAATGGATTAATACTTGATTACTTCTTACCCTTTTTGTGGAGTTTGGCAAGTCTCTCCTTGATGGCTTCCTTTCCTTCCTCGACAGCGTTCACGTTGTCGCCTGCGCCCTTGCCGCTTGGCTGTCGCTGTGCTGGCTGGTAGTGGCTGCTAAAGCCTGCCAACACCTTCTCTGCACCGCCTGCCATCTTTACGGCATTCAGGATGCGCATGTCTTCTTTGCTCTTCGCAAGTTTCTGTGCGCTTGCCAGCTGTGCCTTGGTGTCGTTCAACTGCTGCTTGAGTGCTGCTACCTGCTTCTTCAACTTGGCTACGGTGTCGTTGTCGGTGCTTGATGCGCTGCCGCCTTCACCGCCTTCACCGCCCTCATTGTCGGTGTCGTTGTCGGTGTTGTCTGCGGTCTGAATGTCGGTAATTACACCGTCCTCGACAACAATTGTCTTACCGTCCGGCATCTCAAATGTGCCGTCCGGACTTGCCTTGTCGCCAACTTGTGGATCTCCCTCTTCACGCTCAACGGTCAGTGTCTGTCCGTCTGCTGTGTTGAGTTCCATCGCCTTTGGCTCTGCCTTGGCTTGTGGCTCTGCCACCGCCTGCTCTGCTTCCTCCAGTGTCTTCACGCCCAACTTGGCGAGAATCTTGTCGAGGAGAGAAGCCTTTACTTCTGTTTTCTTCTCCATTGCTTTTGGATTTTGTTGTTTTGAATTAATAAAATTTTCTATGTTGCGTTTCGATGCGCTTGCGCTGAGTGGTACAATGGTGCTGCTGATAAGACCTAGGCGCAAAGCCTCGCTGGTGTTGATGAAGATGTCCTTATCCATCAGGGTTTGAATCTCTTCCCTATCGCACTCGCACCGCTCTACGTATGCGTCCACCATCATATCCTGCCACATCTGCAATTCCTCGCTCTGGTTTTTCAAGTCCTTTGCATTCAGCTGGTCGCCTAAAAGGTAGCCAGGAACATATGGGTTGTGCAGGAGGAAGGCAGCGTTCTCGTATGCCTTGCGGCTCTCCTTTGGTGCTGCGAGCATGATGATTGTTGCCATGGATGCTGCCTTGCCCTCCACGGTGCAGGAAATCTTCTTGCCGCTCTGTCGCAGTCGGTCGTAAATTGCCCAGCCTTCAATCACCGAGCCGCCATTGCAGAAGATGCGCATATCGATTGTATCATCGTCTTTCGGTATGCTTGCTGCAAAAGCATCTATATCCTGGAAACATACGCAATCGCCTCCCCACCATTGATACCAGAACTTATTGTCTTGGCTGTCGATGTCGTTGTATATTCTGAGTTTTGCCATTGAATCGTGATTTTTTAAGTTTTAAAACGCTGCAAAGATACGATATTTTTCAATATGTTTATCTCATAAGCAGTTAATTTTTCTAAACAAGCCGAAATTTTGCGCTCTAAGCGGCTTTTATTGCCTTGGGTGTGTAACTTTACTACCTTTAAGCGAAAACCGCTCAGAACGCAAATCTTAAAGAAATAACTACACTTTAAATCCTGCCGATATTCTCTATCGTCTGCACTCTACGCTGGGTGCGGTTTATCTCCTCAACGCTCACTACTGGCTGGGGAGCCATCTGATAACCTCTGGCAACCGCTGCCGCCAGCATATCCATGCCGATATTGCTGCCTCCGTTGTTCACTACGATAGGAACGCCACCTCCTAGCTGGTTGAATGCGGATAATATCGGGCTGAACATTGAAGTCGCCTTGGCTGTCATTACGCTCTCGCCATTTGAGAGCCTTGCCGGGATGCTGTCGCTCGTTCCAGTGCCAGAGCCTTGGACGTAGCCACCAGTGGAAAAGCCCTTGACGAGTGCTTTCGCTCCTGCGAATGCTGCTTTAAGCAATGCGAGTTTCGCTGCTGCGTCTGCCACGCCTGCCCAACCGAGTTTAGCTAAGCCTCTTCCTAGGATTTCAATGTATTGTGCCTCCATGGCTATCTCTACGGCATCCAGCAAAGAGCTAAGTAAAGATTTCAGAAAAGAATGAAAAGATTTATCTTCACTATTAAAGAAATCGACAAAAGCATCTCCAACTGCCAAAATATAGCTTTTCATGTTTTGAAGTTGTTCTTCTGTCAACTGCTTCTTTTTATCATTCTCATTCTTTTGTATTTCCACGTTAGTATCGCTCAGGTCTTTCTGGAGCTGTTCCTGCACGGCTGCATAGTCCTTGTATGCGTCCAGTTTGCTCTGAAGGAAAGTCTTGTATCTCTCCAGCTTGGCTGCATCGTCTTCCTCTCCAGTGCCACCGTTCATGATGTCCGCATCCCTTCGCTTCTTCTCTGCTTCCTCGAACTCCTTGTTGAGTTCGTCCACAATCTCCTTCGCTTGATTCTTGATGTCCGCTTTCGCCTTTATCATGATGTCGAGAAGTTTTGCCTGCATCTCCTGCGCCTTTTCCGCTCCGATTTGCCCTGCCGCCACGTATGCGTCAATGCTTCGTGCCACCATGTTCTTCTCCAGCTGTTCGAGGTCGTTGCTGTAGTCTCGCTCGTTGTCGTACATGCCTGCGAGGTATCGCTTCTTAGCATCCATTACTTGCTCGTTGTACTTGTACTGTATAAGCGCAATCGCTTCCTGCAATTCCTTTTCCTGCTTCTTCCTGCGCTCTGCCTCTGCCTTTGCCGCCTTGTCGGCTGCTGCCTTCTCCTTCTTGGTCTTAGGGGTAGTGCTGGCGATATTAGTGCCGTCCTTGAGCTTTGTATTGTCGGTTGTGGCGGTCGCCATGGATGGTGCATCTGCGCTGACTGGTATCTTGATGTTAGCATGGTTAAAAGTATTCTTCATGCCACCCACGATAGCATCAGCCATTCCGCTGCCGAATTTCTTCAAGTCTCCCCAAGCCTCCTTCACGGTATTGCCAAGACCCGAAAAGACGGAGTTAAAACCATCTCGCATCTTCTTCACGTCAAAGGAGAAAAAGCCCTCAAACATCTGCAACAGTCCCCTCGCTGGTCTTGCAACAAGCTTAATGGCATCTATGATGATGTTGAAGGCAACCAAGGCAACCTGCCCGACAGACTTAAACGCAAAGCCTATCAACTGAATCAATCCCCTAAATGCCACGCTTTGGTTATAAAGGTTGATGATTGCCCTCAATAGTTTCGTTAGATGGTTGCTCACGAATGTTGCCGCCTGAGCCTTCATCATTTCGAAGCCGCCACCAGTAACGTCAAAGAGTGCACTTGCGGTATCCTTCAAACGCTTGTTGGCTTCCACCTGCTTTTCCTGAGCCTTGGCAACATCACTGGATTGTTCCTTGACCTTATCCATGTTCATCTCAATGTCTCCGAGGGTCTCGATGTACTTTAGACCTGCATCCTCGCCAGGACCTCCAAATATATCTGCGATGGCTTTTCCTACCTTGGCTGATGAAGCAGGGTACTCCTTCAGCTTGTTTCCGACCTCCTGCATGATGTCAAATGTGGTCTTGCTACCGTTTTGCAGTTCTTTCTGAACTTTCTCGCTTGATATACCTATGCCATCCAATGCGGCTGCTGTTGCGGTGGTCATCTCTCGAAGTCTAAGATTACCCTCCTTGATGGTGTCAAGACCCTTATCAGAGAATATTCCCTGCTTGGTGGCGTTGGTTGATATAGCCACGAATTGCTCAGCATTCAATCCAGCTTCCTTTAGGTACGTTGGGTATTCCTTCACGTTCTCTAGGAACTCATCACTAGCATTCGCACCAGCCACAAAGCCATCTTGCAAGAGCTTTAGCGATTCTGATACACTGATGCCAAACTGCTTGCTCATTACATTTGCGGATTGCAAGGTTTCGCCAAAATCAACGGAAAACGTCTCGCTGATTGCCAAGGCTTGATTTCTCACTGATTTCATTTCGTCACCGAAAAGCCCAGTGAACTGCATGGTCTTGCGTGTGGCTTCCTCTATGCCCTTGTTGTAGTCATAGAACCATTTGAAAGCCATTCCGACACCAGCCACACCTGCCATGGCTAGGAAATAAGGGTTGGTCAATAAGGAAAGAGCCGTATTTTTCAACGCACCAAACTTTACCCTTAGGTCTTCCACAGACTTTCCCATTTCCATAACCTTTCCGATTCCAGTATCATCAACAACATCAAAACCGAAAAACTCGGTATTCTGTAGGTCGTCAGCCGCCTTCATCATGGAATCGTAATAGCTGCCGACACTGCGCTGGAATCTTCCAGTAGCCTCCTCAGCCTCTTTCAGCTCCTCTATCAAGTCTTGAATATGCTCCTGCATCTCCTGACCCTTGGAACTATCACGCTCGGCACGGCTCATCTCATCATAAGCCTTCGTGGCATTTGAAAGCTGGGCGCGCAACTGCTTCAAGCTGCCTTCCTGCTCGTTCTCGGTGCGCACGTTGTTCTGTATCTCCTTTTGCAGCGTGCGCACGTTGTAACGATACTCCTTGATGGTTGCGTTGATAGCTTCCGTCTGCACCTTCATTTCGTTTGTTGTGATGGTCTTGTCTTTTTCCTGCTGCTGCAAGTCCTTGATGGATTGCTTTAACTGGTCTATCTTCTCCTTGTATCTGATGATGCCATAGATTGCATCCTCGTACTTGACCTTAATGTCAAGAATCTGCTGTTTGTCTTCACTTACCATAGTTCGTTCTTTTTAGTTGTTCAACTCTATCATTGTAACCTCGCAATAGCCGCTGTTTGTTGTCTTGATTTCAAGAACTGAGAAATATGCACCATACTGGGCAAAGTAAACTGGCTTCGTTTCATCAAAGTCCAGAATATCCAAGTCAGACAGATTGAGCCGTTCAGTGATTACGTGCGCCCTGGCAATACTTGCTGCAAGCTGCTTGTACTTCGTATCGAATATGTTCTGAAGGTCAATATCAAATCGAAGTGCAGCTTGCTCCTTATCATCTCTTAGCGTCATTATCCGCTCCTTGCATCCCTTATACTCTCCACCATTCTTCATGCCGAAAGAATCAAGTGTTCTTATCGGTATGCGGTTGTCATCGCTGGCTGCAAAAGGTAGCGTCCATGTGTCCTGCTCATAGCCCAAAGTCTGGTTGCTGATTACGAGGTCTGCATCATAGTCCCCGGTTGTCTCTTCGTCTTCCTTCCACTTGTAGCGGTTGTGTTGCATAAAGTCTGAAACGGAATACTCGCTTTTCCGTGGTGCACCTTGGCGGTCATACGGAATGAGTTTTCCGCTCCAGTCGTAGGCGTTCGCCTTGTTTGCCCAAACTCTGGTAAACATGATAAACTGCACTTGCGTGCTGTTGGTCAGTTGCCTAGGGAACGAGCCAGTTATCAAAGCTAGAAACTTAATGAAGTTTGTTACCTCGATTTCAGGTAGATTTATGCCGATAGGGAAACTTCCACCAATCGGAACGCTGTCCCCACTCTTGACGCTCGCAGTGATTTTGCCGCCATAAACGGAAGGCATGTTGACTGTGTTTATTCCGTACATGATAGTCTCAAACGTCAGTACATCGTCCTTCTTTAGCGATATAGTGTTTGTCCCTGCCGAAAGCAAATAAAGATAGCCATCGATAGCATATCTGCGTAGTACGACCGGGTACTTAACCTGTCCATCCTCGTACTTCAAATCTCCGAACTCGTATTCCTGCGTGGATGCCTCACCTCCGGTGGTACTTGGTGTTGTTACGGTCATTTTCACGCCCATAGGCAACTGAATCTCCGCTGCGTCTTCAAACTGATGTCTGACGTAGTATTGCACTTGCACATCAAAGGTCAGTTCGCAATCCTTCGTTATCGTCAGTTTCTGTACATCGCTGCCAGTGCTTGGTGTGACTGACGTCAATGAGTTGTTGACGGAAAAGGAAAGTGCTCCCAGTCCGTCACGGCTCTTAACGTCTGCGGTCAGATTACCGATGATTGTCTTGTCGTCTGCCTTGTTGTTGATTATAGGCACAACGAGGTTGTTCAACATCTTCTTTGCTTCATCATCCTGCCAAACGAAAGATACGCCCGACTTCCTCGCTATCCTTGACAATAGCCAGTTTACGGTCACGCATGGCTGCAAGAATTTTGGGGACGTTTTATATTCATCCACCGCCACATCATCGCCTACGAAATCCTCCTTATTATCGCCATCTATCATTTCGTGCATAGGTGTCAGCCCGGTAACTGATAGCGACAGAGTGCTGTAATATTCGGCAGGTGCATTCACTACGAGGTATGCAGCTCTAGCCTCTCCTCTGATGGTGTATACTTCCAGCGTCTCATCTTCTCCGCTCACGGATATAACCCGCATGTACTTATCCAGTACTGCATAGCTTCTATAATCGCCCTTTCCTTGCGCTTGCACATTTGCCGTTGATGATGGCAAGAAGGGGATGAGAGCACAAATCGTGTCCGATGCGCTCTCTATATTTCCGCTGATGTACTTTCCGACCTCTGCGCCAGTTCTGATGCGTCCACGGCTAGGCGGGTATTGTGTCGTGGTATATTTATTCCTCTGCACCAGATTAATACCAAAGTTATCTTTGCTCTCAATTCGGTATGGATTGTAATAAGCAAAGAATATCCCCTTGCTCACAGCTTCCTCCCTTGTGTTCGGTGTGTTGTACTTTTCAAAAAGCACTCTGTCTGTCACTCCCAGTTCGTTCAGTTTCATTCCGCTCTCCAGTAGCTTCGTGAACGCTGGCATTATACCCCAGTAGATTGAAACCTCGATGCTTTCCTCGATGCTCAGAACGTTCAATCGTCCGTCCTTGATAATTTGTACGCCTCCACGGAAATAACTGCACTGGTGGAAAATAAAAGGGTATCTGCTGCCGCTCTTCGGTCTGTCCGCTTGCTGCAAAAATGAAAGGTTGTGCACCGTCCGTGGTAGCTGGATGGTGTACGTGTAGTTCGAGGTCATTTTCGTGACGTCACGAAAAAGGTTGCTCTTAATGTCGAGCACCACATCGGTGCTCTCCGGCAAATCCATCAAAACACCGTCTATATAAAGTTGCTGGTCTGTCATAATCTCTGAACGTTAATGTTATTGATTATCATTTCGCATACGAAATCCTGCAAGCAAGCTGTGCTCTTCGTGTAGCTTCCTGCCTTGATTGTTACGCTCGTCCACTGGTCTTCCTCGTGCATCCAGTCTCCCCCGAGGTACATGTCAACGACTGGGCTGCTCGCTAGGTCTTGCAGCATATCGAACGTATCACTGTCAACCAACGGGGCACAAAGTTTGATTGAATCCGTGCGCTCGTATCCCTGCCTTCTTCCGCTGTCGCCAACGTAGCCGTATATGTCGCTGTATCCGCTTAGATTGTTGCGTATGAAACTCAGGTCGCTGGCAATCTCTCTCGTTTCCTCACCAGACGCAAAGAGCCAATATCGAATGAATCCGTGTCGGTCAATCCAACGTAAATAGATACCGCTCTCGGTATCGTCTCTGTCGATGCGAAGCAATAGAGACTGCTTGCCACCGGTGGCTAGACTGAAAGTAAGGTCGAAAGTATTGTCAAACGTTCCCTGCTGAATCTCTCCATCATAGTCGTAGATGTTCCAGTATTTTGCACCACTAGGCAATATGCCTGCGTAGAAGTCCACCATACCGTTAATAGGAATCTTCAGTAGCTTATTTGGTACTCCCTCGTAACCGATTAGTAGGTTGGCGTTCAACTTGCTTAAGTATATGCCAAAGGTGAACGGATAATGAGTAAACCATGTAAGGCGTTTGTAGCCGTTCCACGTCTCCCCATACTTTGGTGCGCCCCAAACTATGTTCGTGGTGAAGTCGACGCTCGCAAGCTGTACGTTTCCGTCATCGTATGCGTTTACCTTGATACTCACGAGACGGTTTAGAATGCTGGAATCATAGCCTATCGTCCAATCGTAGGCTGCATTGATATGTCCGTCAAAAAGAGCTTGCACGTATGTCTTGAAGTCAGTTATACAACTGCCGTTAAACGTTTCCACATTGTAGGAACGTTCTATGTTGATATGTCTGATTATTACCTCAATCCACGATAGGTTGCTTCCGCTCGCCTTGATGATGCAAGGCAAGAATGCGAATCCTACAGCGTCCGGGTATTGAATCGTGATATTGTTTTTTGTCGTCTGTCTCATACCGTCTCATTGTTAAGTTTTATACTTCCCACCGACTGGTGGATTAAGAAAATAAGTCGCTGCCCAAGCCGCTTCATTGTGTCTGGAACGACGTTGCTGTATACGTCAGCCCTGCCGCCAGTCCGGTGCAGCTTAGACCCCTTGTTGGCGATGGTGTGTGCGATTGCTCCTGCCATGCTCATGTCGCCACGCTCTTGTGGTGTATACTTGTGTGCCCGGTCGGTCTTGTAGGGTATAGGTGTACCGTGCAGCCCCTTGTCCTTCATCCACTGCCGGATGATGCTACGGAAGCCGTATGGTATCTTTCCTGCCCTTCGTCCGGTCTCAAGCACCCCGAATGGCTTGTGTCCCCAGAGGATGGTTTCTTCCTCGCTGGGCTGCTCCACCTTTAGGCTCGCTATGGTGCGCCCCGATGCGTTCTGTCCGTTGATACGAATGTGGTTGATGATAAGCTGCCGTGCTCGCTCCACTTCCTCACGCATGATGAGCGATGCCGCCTTGGGGTCGAATTGAATGCCTCCCTTGCTCATACCTCACACCCTCCTATGCTCTGTGTCAGCTGAAGGGAGTACATTACGCCCGACACGATCGTGCTCAAGCGCTCGATGATTGTCTCGTAGTACTGCTGCCCCTCCAGCGGTTCGAACTGGTGCGACTGGTTGATGGCTCGTATCATCCTTGCCCCTGCCACCTTCATTCGGTCGATGCACTCTCCGTTGTCTTCTCCTTCCGCTCCCCTCGGTACGGTGTCGAGATAAGCCAGGGCAACGTTCACGGTATCGTATACCCTGCCGTTGCGTATCTCTGTCGTGCCGCTGGCTGGGATGATGCACACGATTGCCGGATAGTTCAGTTTCTCCAGCTTGGTGTCTGCTGTGTCCCAGTCCTCGAATAGGTAGGTATAGTCTGGTAGCGTGTCTGCTGCCAGCTGCTTTAATGTTTCTCTGATTGTTGCCATAATTATCTGGATTTACGTTTCATTTCCTCTGCCTGCAACTTCTGCAGGTTCCGCTCGTATACGCTTCTCTTGTTATCCATTTCCATGCACTTGTAGATGCGAAGCCATGGAGTTTTTAGAACCTGGTCGTGGTCGCTGATGCCCATCCTTACCGCATACCAGTCCAGCATGCCGAACAGTCCGAACCGCAGGGTATCGATGCCTGCCTCCTTCTCCAGTCTCGTTGGCTTCGCTGTGTCTGTACTTTCGAATAGCTTGTTGATGCGCTCCACCTCTGATGTTACCCAACCGATGAGCATAACAACATCAACCGCCCTAGCCTGCTCCACTTCCTTGTGGCTCAGACCGAGGACGGTTGTCACTATCTGATACAGACTTTCTTCGCTGTCTGATAGCTGGGAAAGGTCTATTAGCTGCCCGATGGATAGCTGGTTGAGATTGTCGGGCACTTGCTTTCCTCCAACGAAAGCTGGTCGTGGCTGCTTGCCGATTTTATAGCTGGTGTGCCTAGCAACTGCCAGCCAATACTTGAATGTAGTGTTATTATCCATACGCTTTATAATTTTGTCGTTATCTTTGTCTCAATACGTGCGCCCTAGCCGTTCCATGGCTTGCTACTGATAACTTCTTCAAGGCTACGTATCTTATTGCGTCTATGCCGTGGTTGAATGCGTCTATAGGCTGGTTCGTGGTCTCTCCATCCCTTGACTTCTTCCACTTGTATTGCTGCATGTTCCCGATGATGCCGTGGCTGCGTCTGGTTATGTTGATGCGGAAACGCTTGAGAATGTCGATTCCGTTGTTGATACTGTCCGCTCCCTTGGTGCTGCCGATTATCCACAGCCCTCGGTTGTGTATCTCCTGAATGCTCTTAGGCTCTGCAGAATCCGCAATGATAAGGTCTCGTTTCGTCCGTCCTTGCTCCTTGCATCGGTCTGCGATGTCGTCATTCGTCATTCCGGGCTGGTAGATTTCTTCGTCAACCCACAACTCTCCGTGCGCCAATATAACGTGCTCCAGCGCAGTTGGGTCGTTGGTGAATCCGAAGTCCATACCCCTGCATTCCATCTTCCACTCATCCCTTGGTGGCAGCTTGTCAACGATGCCCCAGTTAGTGAAGATAAGCCCGGTTATCTTTCCGGTCAGTCCACGCGCATACACTCGCCACAGTTCGGGGTCGTCAATCTCTTCAATTTTCTTGTGCTCCTGCTCAGTCAGGAATCGGTTGTTTCGGTGGTCGCTCAGGATCAACCTGCAATCATCCCTGCCGATGATGTTGTTGTGCACCCAAAACCTTGCACTTGGGTTGTAGTCGATGAATACCTGCTTACGTGTTCGGATGGCAAGCTGCCAGAACACTTCGTAGGGCACACCGTTTGCCTCGTTAATAAACAGATAGTCACGCTTACCGTTCTTAGCGTCCTGCGCATCCTGGTAACTCTTGAACTCGATTATTGAGCCGTTCTTTCCTCGGTAGCTGCTGTCGCTCTTATTGTTCTTGAACCAGTCCAGCAACTCTGCCCTTGTGTGCAGGATAGTGTCGAGGTCTCGCATGGCTCCCACCTTCAGGTTCGGGAGGTCTTGACCGCACACCGTGATAATCACCCTTGGGTGCTCAAAAGAAAGCACTATAAGACGCTGCATGATGGTGTATGTCTTCCCCGAGGACGTGCCTCCTTGGTTTACGAGAAACCTTGGCTTCACGTCCGCATTCGGATCATACAGTTCACCAATAACGTCAAATAGTGCCATTCTTTCAAACAATAAAAACTTAAAACAAAATTATGGTAAAAAAATTATTCTTCGTTCAATCCCTCACGCTCGATTACTTCCTGCTCGCTGGATGCGCACTGGTGTCCCGAGTTGACGTAGCGAACTTCGATGCCGCCTTGGAAGCCTGCGTTCAGGTCGAGCACGACCTTATCCAGTCCGAGCAGCTTGCAGATTTGCGTCTCTGCCTTGATGATGATGTCGAGGTAGCGTGGTTCTCCGAATCCTCGCTTCTCGGCATCGTACATTATCGCCTTGACGGTCTCGATTGAAATCTGCTTTCCTCGCTCATCTACGATTGGCAGTCCATGCTGGGTTGATTTCTGAACGTGGTAGTCTTCCTTGGACTTCTCCCAGGCTTCCCAGGCTTCACGTATTACCAGCTTCAACCTTGCCACCTCGCTTGTTATCTTTTCGTCCGTGTCGGTCAGTCTCTCTTCCCTCCACTCCTTCAATAACCGCTGAATGTCGCAGTGCGCTTGATTGTATTTCGGTCTGTCGAGCCGCTTGCGAACCTCTGCCGTGATTTCTCGCTCCGTCCATCCTCTGCGGTATAGGGGTGCGATAATCTGCAGGCGGTTCTCGATGTCGATTTTCTGTGCTCGATGCTTATTGTTGTTACCTTGTGACATATTTTGATTCCTTGAAATTTATTTGATTTTTTATAAAAATTCTACTTGAAAAACTTGCATATTTCAAATAAATTTCGTATCTTTGCAAACGTAATAAGGGAAGTGTCCTTACTTACTGAAACCCTCCGAGGATGAGGGAAAAGTAAAATGAAATCCCAAAGTCTTATGAACGTACTGAAAATTTCATTAAAGATTTGGAAAATAGAAATCTTATCATTTACGATTAGATTATTCTAAGTTCCAAGGGGTGGTGCTCGAACCACCACCCCACTTTGGGATTTCGTTTGCAAATTTACGAATTAATTTTCATATCACCAAATTTTTAACATTATGAGTACTACGAATGAAACTACCTCCAAATCTTGGGGAGGTGCTCGCAAGGGTGCAGGGCGAACGAAGAAATACGCTGCAACATTCTATTTCGGTGCTACCGAGGACGTGGCTAACATCTTGGCAGGGGTCGATAAGAAAGACCGCAGCGACTTCATCAACCAGTGTATTCTCAAAGCGATGGGCAGGGGTTAATCTCCTGCCTTTTTCGTTTCCGCTCCCTTGGCGGTTATTTTCTGCGAATTTCGTGCACACGGCTCGAACGTTTCAAGCACGCTTAGTTATGCGCATTGTTTGAGAACGTGCCGCATACGCTCGCATATCGTCTTATCCGTTTATTATCTCCCATTCCCCGGTTGCTTTTACCAGTTGTACCATCGGTGCTTGGTCTGAGTACTCGCAGCTTGGGTCTTGGTTATCCCATTGCGCGATGAACTGCGATTTAGGGAAAGCCATCCGCAGGCAGATTACGGTCTCTCCGCTTCCGGTCGGTATGGTGTAGGTCTGTCCCTCCTTGATGGTGTCGGAAAGGATAATTCTGTATTCCGCTGCCAGTTGGTTCATCATATCCATTGGCAGGTGTCCGCTGGTTGCATCGAAGGAATCGGGGAAGGTGTTGCGTATCTCGTTCATGCTCCACCAGCGGTTCGCACTCAAATCGCCACCGGGAGAAATTTCAACGCAGGGGATGCCTGCCTCCTTGATGGCTCTTGATGCGTTGCCGCAGGAGAAACAGACGCAACGGTCGATGTGGTTCTCTTCCATGTGCCGCTTGATGATGCAGGCACGGATTGCCTTCGCTGTTCTGCTGATGTCAATCGTCAGTGCCTTCATCGCTCTGCCCTCCTTCCTCTGCTGGTTGCTCTTCCTCTCCTGCTGGTGGTGCTACGCTGTTGAAGGTGTCCGCAAGCTGTTGCGCTTCTTCCTCGTTGTATTCGATAGGCTGGAAATGGTCTTGGACGTGTTTCGGGTCGCCCTTGTAGAAAACGAGCACGTTGGAGTGCATCTTTTCGGGCATTCTCATATCCTCGAACGTCTTCTTGATTTCGTCCATTTCGCCTTTATAGAAAACGAGCACGTTCTGGTGGCACTTCTGTGTCTTGCGTGATTTCATGCCTCCGTCTGCTCTCAGGCATCGGGACGCGACCTGCTCGATCAGGATGAGTTCGTTATAATAATGCAGTCCGAGCCGCAGGAAGGTGGAGATATTGTCTCCAACGAAATTCCGGTACTCACCGTTCTTCTTGTTTCGTACCTCACCAATCTTGACAACCAGGAATGAGCCGTCTTTCATCTTGTCAACGCATTGCCTGAAGATGTTTTCGTACTGGCTCATAAACTCCTCGTATGTGCCGAGTGCGCTCATGTCTTCCTTGCTGTAGACTTCCAGGTCGTAGTATGGTGGCGAGGTGAAACAGAGGTCGAAATCGCTGTCAGTGATTATCTGCCCGATGTTGTTTGAATCACCGCAGAAATATTTCACGCTGCCGTAATCCTTGGTCGCTTCTGTGTTGATGTCGACCTGCTCCTTGCGGATTTCCACAGCTTGATAGTCGTAGCCTAGCGTGCCAGCAACAACGCCCTTGGTCTGCTCTCCTCCGAATGGGTCGATAATCTTTCCGTGTGGCTTGCAGAACCATCGCATGATGATTTCAGCCAGTACTGGGTCGAAAAGGCTTGTACCCTGCGCCAATACGCTACGGTCTGCCTTGGCTTTCTCTTCGGGCGATACATAGTACTCGAGATACTCATCGAAAGAGATGCCTTTCTCTTTTCTGAACTTCTCGCTCTTGTAGTACAGTTCCTTGTATCGCATTTCCTTGGAACGGACGAGGGTCTGTTCTCGGCTTGCCCCGATGTCCTTGCTGGAAACGATGGCACGCCATTGCTTCTTGCGCTCAACCCAGTAGCCTTGGCGTGTGTCGAGGATTGAAAAGGGAGGAACGACAAACTTATCCACTAGGCTTGGTTTCGGTGCTCCTTCTCCTTCTGTTGGAGTATCGCCCCCTCCTTTTGCTCATTGCTGATGCCTGCCATACCGAGAATCCATTGTGGGATTGCCCAGTCCGTCAGCGGCTGGTCTCCGAACTGGTTTGCCAGTGCTTCGGTGTCCCAGTCTCCGAAGCCTGCATTATCCTTGATGATGAATTCTTTCTTTTGCGCTTCCGTCAGGTCTGATGCCTTGACGATGGTTGCAGTTGGCTGCTCCTGCCACTGGCTCCAGTAGTTGGCGATTGCCAGTTTCTCTGCATCGGTCAGCCGCTGGTCTGTGTCGAGAACGTCCATGATGGCTTCGGGTGTCATGCTCACGATGTGGCAGAGTGCCCTCGTTCTCATATTGCCACCCAGTGCCTTGTAGGTTTCGTCTACGACTATCGGGCGAAGCTGGAGCATCTTAGGAAATACAAGGATGCTCTTTACCAGCTTTTGGAAATTCGCCTCAGTTATGGTTCTCGGGTTCGCTTCGTTCTCGCTGACCCTCGATAGTGCGATTTCTTCTGTTTTCATTTTCTTCTTGTTTTAAGTTCGAAATTTGTGCTTACCTGACAAACACTGGCGCAAAGATACGACTTTTTTGCTTTAGTTGTTTGTTCTTTGCACACTTTTAACTTTTTCCAACACTTCGTTTTTGTATTATCCATCAAAGGCTCTGATGGTCTTCTGCAGGGTTGTCTGTGGCTTCTGCGGTTTAACTCTGACCGGGTATCCTGCGCACACCCATGCGAGGAGAAGTGCGTCTCTCTGGTCTTGGTTCATTCTCGGCAATTTCTCTCCTGCGCTTACAAAATAAGCAAGTTCGTCTTGGGTTATTTTTCCGTCTTTACCCTTCCAGCACTTCTTTAGTGGCTTGACGATTTCGCAGGGGATATTGTAGTGTTTGCAGCACTCGACAATCAAGATTCCGGTCTGATGGTTCATTCCGGTAGAACGTCCGATTGCTGCTGCCTTGACTGCTGTCATGAATTTACTTAGCACATGCCAGTTGCTCTTGTTGAGCCAGCCGCCTTCAATAACGACCTTAACCTTTTTGCGACTCTCGTTCATAGCCTTGAGGTAATCTATCAATGAAGGAAAATTCATTTTGTAGGCGAGAAACTTCTTGTCGTCAAAGACTGCTCCAACTCCGCTTTCCTGATTGTCGGGGTCGATTCCGATTATAACTGTTCCTTTTTCCATTTTTTCTTTAAAGTACTTATTTTGTTCAAATTTCGCGTATAAGCGTTTATTTTGTTTTGCTGGTGTAGTTTATCACTCAACACCCTTTACGTGCGCATATACGTGCACACATGCGTTATTATCCCTATCTTTCCCCTACCCCTTTCTTTCCCTTCTTTTGGGTTGCGATAGAGAAAGCTGGCAGGGATTCCGGAAGTTGTCTGCGGTTGCAAAATAATGAATATCTTAATTTATTGCAGGGTTCTTCCTTCTTCCACCGCCAGCCGAATGAATAAAAGCATAATTTTCTAACGATTTCTTTTTCTTACTTCCTCATGTACCACCTCGCTTTCTTTGTTTGTTGTCAGACTTCGGGAGATGCGTTTCCGGCTCTCATATCGTAATTTCAAGATGTTATAAGTTATTTGTTTTGATAGGAGCCATCCCCTTCTGTCCTCGCTGGTTAAAAACTCTATTATTGAACTCACGACCGATTATTCTTTTTGTTCTCGAGCAGCCATGCCAGATGCGCTGCCTGCTGCGGATTCTTGAACATAGAAAGAGCCTTCTCTACGTCCGGCTTCTTCCTCTCACGCATCGCTCTGTCGGCTACCCGGTTCTTGGTACCGTAGTTCCGGTAGTGCTTACTCCAGTACTCTTTCTGATAAGCCCGGTATTTTTCCCGGTTTCTCTTTCGCCACTCCTTCGTGGCTCTGAGGATCTGTTCCCGGTGCTCCTGGTAGTACGTTCTGTTCTTCTCCCTTGTTACGAAATCGCTCATTGCATTCAGTTATTGCCTGATGTTCTACATATTGCTTGCGTGCCGGGCAATAGATGCCGTTTAAGCAGTTTCGCCCGGCATCGCAAGCCTTGCATAATTCACTCGCCATTACGTCCTAGAATGGTAAGTCTACGAAGTCGTAGTCAGTGAAGGCAAAATTCTCATGACCCTCGTATGGGATGCATTGAGTGAAGTCTGCTGCCTTTCCGCTATGTAAAGGCAAGACGTTGTATCTAGATGCAAAATCCTCTCCACGGTCACGGACAAAGAACGCTGGAAGCCACTTGAATTCTTTTCCATTCCTTACCAGCACCTTGTCGAAAGGCTCGAAGACTGCCTGCTCCTTCGCTGGCTGCCCCTTCTCTTTCTTCCAGATGGCGTAATGTTTGTTGAACAGTTCGACTTCGCCCTCTGTTGCTTCTCGCAGTTCCTTGCTTACGCTGATATGCAGGTCGAAGGTTTGGTCGGTCACGAACTTCTCGTTCTCGATTTCGTACTGGTTGCCGAATGTCAGCGTATCTTCGCTTTCGTTCTTGCCGATGAGCTTGCCGATGATAGTCAACTCTCCGTCCTCATCATCCTCGTTGAAAACGTAGAGTTTGCCGATTTCAAACGCTGGCTTCAAGTTCACAATCATTTTCTTGTCAGCATCCCAAGCCTTGCCTTCCTTTGCGAGGGCAGAGAAGAGTTGCTGCTTCTCTTCTTCAGTTGCTAGACGAAGACTTCTATTGCGACCAAATCTATACTCATTATAATGTACTTCATAATCTTCATATCTTACATTTATAAGGGCTTTGCTGACAATATCGTCTTTTATAGCAGCAATAAAAATTACCTTATCGTAATAATTATCTTCTTCCGCTACCACTATATCCCCATCCTTGAACTCTGGCTGAGGTTTCTCAATTTCCAGGGTTTCCCGGTTCAACTTGCCACCAAAACACTCTTCGATTTTTGTTACATAAATTTCAGAATCTGCACGGTTCAATTTTTGGAAGGTATTTGTAGAAAGATTACCTTCATTCTGATACCATTTGTCTTCATAACAATCATGCGCAAACTTTCCCTTAAAAGCTCGGTAAGTGTTGTCCCCAAAACCATCAAAGATTGTATAGTACGGCTCCTTTCCTTCGTAACAAATAAGCACGTCTCCCTTCTTGAAGAACTTGCTCCAATCTCTCATTTCTTTCGAAGGGAAGAGCAGAGGTTCTCCTTCTTTATCGATTTTTCCGTTCTTGTCGAAAAAGTGTTCTCTTCCAGCTTCGTCCTCAGTCCAGATTGCTTTCGCACTGTCCTTGTCGTTTGCCATTCCACTGAACCACACCCTTCCACATTTTGACGTGTATAACTCTGTGCCATACTCTACGTCCTTCAAAATCTCATAAATATCAATATCTTTCTGTTCCATTGTCTGAATGTTTTTTATTGTTTACAACTTCACTCGTCACAGTTTCTTGTATAGGTTCACCAGTTCCTGAGTATCGAGCCAGAAGTCGGTGTTACCAACGAATACGTGATGTCGGTGTTCATCTGTGATGATTTCTATCTTTTTCATTTCTTTTCCGCTATTTAAAAAGTTCCAGCTGTGGATGGATGATGTCTGCCCTCTTCTTCTTAGCTGCCCAAAGAAGGAGGTTGGTGTTCTTGGTTCCAGCATTCTTCTCGAGGTCTCTGATGATGCAGGTCAGAGCATCGTGCTCCGCTTCTTTCTCATTACCGTAGAAGATGCTTAGAGTGTCATATCTGCTCGGGTAGGCTACCGGGCTGTCGTACCCATGCTTCCCTTTTTGAATGCTGTAGCCCCATATCCAGCCGAACTGTGTATTGGCGGTCATTACCTTCCATCCCCAGTTGTCTGCACCCTCTGCGGCATACTCGATTACGTGCGGATTGATGCACTCATCTTTGATATTGAACTTGAAGCCTTCATGCTCTGCGACCGGCTTCTTGATGTCGTAGCTGTTATCGGTCAGCCATTTGCACCAATCGTTCGATGTCTTGAATACGAGCCCTGCGGCACGGCATTCGTGAAAAAATAACTCATTCATGGCTTTCAATCTTTACGAAGTGTACGTCCTTTCGGTCTTCTCTTTCGGTGTTCAGACAAGCAAGATTCCTGCACGTAATGCCTTCTCTCTTACAGTTCAAGATGCACTCGTTGCAGTTATATCCAGATAGACCTATATCCTCAACCACCTTGCAATTTACACCTTCAATGCTAATTGTCGACCCTACCGGGTATTCTGTCTTGAAGCATTCGTTGTTTACAATAAATACCTCTTTTGCCATAATTCTTTCGTTTATTTAAATTTTAGTTTTACTTTCAGCTAACAAACTCCTTGAACGCTAGGTGATACACGTCATAGACAACACTCGTCACGTAAAAGCAGATAAGCCCGAACGAATGCCCCTTGTCGTCAATTGAGATTATCGGGTATGGTTCGTTCGTTTCCCATTCCTCCGGCTTGATGTCGTCAGCCTTGAAATAAGCGTCCAACGATACTTTCATTCTCTCTAACACCGAAGTTCCGTATACTTCCTTTATCTTCTGTTGGTTTCTAAGTGCATATCTTGCCATAATTCTTTTGTTTTAAGTGTTTAAAATCTGTTTGCCTTATAATTTACCGCCCGAAGCGTGAAAACGTCCCAGAGCGGCTGATTTTGCCCTCATTTGTTATTTTTCGGGCTTCCAGTCGATGCCCAGCCGCTGCAGAACTCCACGTTCGTAGTATCTTGTCAGCGAATCCTTGGCTGGCTTGTTGTTCGGGTTCTTCTTCAAGTCTTCGAGGTTCTGCTGGATTACCCATCTGAACTTGCTGTCTTGGCTCTGCTGGCTCGCTGGCTGCTGGTGCTTGGCTTGCTCGTAGAGTTCCCCGATGCTCGGTCTTGCCGTTGCCGCTGGATCCTGCGCCATGGCTGCTGCCGATTGCGGCTGCTGGCTTGTGGCTGGCTCGTTGTTGAAGTTGCCTTCCAGCACCTTTGCGAAATTCTGCTCATTACCGAATATCCAATCGAACTTGCCGAGCCAGCCGTGCTTGTTGTTGCCGTTCATGAAGTCAGATGCCATCGCAATGTCAATTACCCGGTACAGAGTTTTCACGTCTCCCTTGCATTGACGAACCCTTGCCTTGACCATCACCTTTCGGTTCTCGGTCATGAGCGTAATAGGCGGCATCGCACTCTTCGTCTCATCATGCTTGCGGTTCCAGTATTCCTTGACGGCAGCATAGTCTATCTTTTGAGATTTCGAAACCTTGCCGCCACCGGGTGCTTCGGTCTTGACCGATGCACTCTGAATACCTTCTTTAGAAGGTTTATTATTATCTGCAAGTTTACTTGCATCACTATCACTATCACTATCACTATCACTATCACTATCACTATCACTATCACTATCACTATCATATAGGTATCGTGTCGTATCGTTTGGTATACGTTCGTATACGCTCGTATCGTTTGGTATACGTTCGTTTTCTTTGGTATTATTCGTATTCGATTTATTCCATCGTTTACGAATGTTCTCCCGATTACGTTCGCATTTCTTTTGATACTTCTGCTGGTTTCTATCAATCTTGTCTTTGATAAAGACGAAAGCCATACGTACGACTGGTTCTAGATTGATAACCTCGCCATCCCTTGCGTATATGAAGAGTGCCCGGGTCAGTTGCCCGAGTTGCTCGTCCGTCAGCCCCTCGATTAGTTGATAGTCTGATGTGTATAAGATGAATGAATCGTTCATGATTTTATTCTGATAATGATAATTTCTTTTCCAGCTTCCGTTTTAAGACTGTAGCCATCCGGATTTTGTTCCGCTGGCTTGTGTCGGTCGGTGCTGTCACTTCCCCACCTAGGGAAATATAATTCTCCAGTTGAGAAATTATATTCCGTAGGTCGGTTTTTGATATAGGAACGCTAGCCATAAGCCCTGCCTTTACTTAATTAGCAATCTTCGTGCTCCCTGCACCTGCTTGATGTAGGCAGCACATTCCTCGGGGTGGTCCGTCTGAAAAGCCTTTGCATCGAACTTCTCGCTTGCCTTCGGTGCTTTCCACGTTGCCAGCGTCTTGCCGTTTCCGTCCACGATGCTCTCTGCGTCCCCGAAGAACAGCTTCAAGTTGTCCTCGATCTCCTTCTGTCGGTTCTCCAGTGCCTTGCCCTTCTCCTTGATTTCCTTCAACTCGATGAGCATGTCCCCGATTTCTGCTGTGGCTTCAATCTCCTTTCCTGCCTTGTGCAGTGGCGACTTTAAGAGAACGTCTTGTGCGCTGTAGGCTGGCGGCTCTTGGTTGCCCACGATGTAGTCAAGCCAAAACTTGGTTATCTCGTCACGCATCCATCCGAAGAATTCGGGGTCGAAGTCGATGTCACGGTAGCCGAACTCCCTGCCTGCTGTCAGCCAGGCAAGTGCTCCATCTTTGTACTCGCCAACTCCGAGGTTCATCTGTAGCTGGCAGAACCAATGCTTCGGAAGGTCGTCTGCATCTATCTGCATCTGCGTTGTCTTGCACTCTAGGATGCTCTTGCTCGCTTCGTTGCGTGTTGCCCCGGTTCTCCAGAAGGTGCGGTCTGGACTTACTCTCAGATACGGAGTATCGGTGTTCGTGATGGTATAGTCGTCCGTGCTCGCCTTTATGATGTGGCAGTGGCTCTCTCGTTTAAAGAACTGCGCCACGGCATCCTCCAGCAGATGTCCTGCGACCATCGCAAAGTTCTCAACCTTTGGTGGGTCGATACCCTTCTTCCTTCGCCACAGCTGGTATGGTGTTTCCCATGGGTTCAGTCCCAGCACCGTACCTGCCTCTGATGCGCCTATTCCCTTCGAGCGGTTCTGCAACCACTCCTCTCTGCTTTTGTATTTTATTATCTGTTTCATTGTCTGAATGTTTTATTTATCAAAAAAGAATTTTCTAGCTGCTGTAATAACGATCGTGCGAATGAATTTATCCCTTTGCATTGCTTGAGCAATTCCATCTGCGAGGTAAGCGGTTTTACCGTGGTAAGCAATATGAAAATCGAATCCTTGGTTTCCGTCTTCATCTGCATCTCCAGTCGGCTCTATTGCAGCCTGCAGATAGCATCTTTCTTCTTCGGCTTCTTCTGCCCATGCCTTGTAACCATCTGCGGTTCTGCTAAAGTACTTGTCGATGGTGCTCTTGTGTCTCTGATTGTTTTCTTTTTCTGCCATAATTTTTACTGAATGTTTAATAATTGCCGCAGGTTCCCTATAATCTGGTCAGGTTCCCAACCTGAAGGTTGCCCTGCGGATAATTGGGAAAAACGCTATAACATTATAAACTAAACTACTTCTTCGCTGCTGTACCAGTCTTGCCTTGGCTGCGGCTCATTGCCTTCTCTGCCTTCTTCTGTGCGCTCTCGGCTGCTGCCTGCGCCTGCTGTGCGATGGCTTCCTGCTGCTTTGGCTTTTTGAAGGTCTCCTCTACGGTGGTTGTGCCTTCCTTGATGGCGTTGTACACACCAGCCAGCTTCTGAATGTCCTCTGCCGTTACTTCCTCGGCTGATTTCTTGCCCAGGTATTCCAGCAGCATAAGGTCTGTTACCTGGTACACTTGGAAGCAGGCTACGCAGCTCTTCCACTGGCTCTGTACACCAGTCTGCTTGATGTGCTCCAGTGCCTTTGCCTGCACTTCCTTCACCACGCTTGCAATCAATACCTGCGGCACGACCTTGCAGATTGCGTTACGCTGGGCGATTGCCACAGCTGCATTGCCAACTACAACCTGCATATCCTGCGAGAAGGTGTACCCCTTCGAGGTCAGAATGCTTCGCTTCACTTCGACAGAGTAGGCAACGTTGCTCTCGAGGTCGTGGCAGACGCCTTGTGCCGTGATGGTCTTTCCATCGTTTGCGATGATGCGACCCGCGATGCGCAGGTTCTTCCAACATGCAGAAATAATTTCTGTAAATCTCACGCTAGGACCCTCAATAACCGATACTTGACCATCCTTGCCCTTGCGCTCTAGGTGGTAGAAGCAGTTGTATGCTACATCATCGTCCATCGCTGCCAATGCTACCATATTCTGCTTGCACTGCATGATGTCTCGAGGGAACTTGTGCGCAGTGGCAATCTGTCCGTCAATCTCCGAGCGGTTGATAGCTTCCAGCATTTCTCCACCGCTTACTTGAATAATTTCATTTTCCATAATTCGTTCTTTTTATTGTTCAACATAATCTTTTAATTAACTCTAGTGGAAGGCTGGGGATTCGAACCCCAGTTGATTGCTATGCCACCCTTGCCTGCTGCTGGTGGATGCCCTTCCGTTGCAGGGCGCACGCTGTCGTTTCCGCATATTACATGGTAAAAACAACTAATTTTAGATAACCTTGAAAAATGAGTTTTGCGTGCGCCCTTTGCCCTGCCGCTGCAGGGGTTTCAGCATATAAACTAAGCAAAAATTTATGTGGTCAAAACAGTTGAGCCATAAGGCTGTCGAGCCTGCTTTCCTCGAAGGCGTCCATCGGGTCTTGGACTGCGTATTGGCTATTCTCCTCCAGCCAGTCGTCCATCACGTCTTGATAATCAACGCAGCCCTCGATAGCTTCCTCCAGACGCTCGCTGTCGTTGTTGTTGTTTTTGTGCGTCACGACCGCAACGTTCCCGGTTCTGTCGCACCATACACAGATGCCGCCTGCCTTGGTCTTGATGTCTATCCTTGCAACCGCTGTTCGCTGCGGATCACGATCTAACTCAAGCCAGATGGCATCGTACATTTTACTTCTGCACTCCTCGATAATTCCCGGTACCATATTATTGTCTGTTTAGATAGTTGAAGAATGTCAGACGTGCGTCCGCAAGCGTCTGCTTGTTGAACTCGCTCATCGGGAGCACCGGAACTCCGTCTAGTGAAAGACAAAGCATATTGTCGAACTCCCTTACCTGAATGCGTCTTTCCGCTTCCTTCATGGTTGCCAGTCGCTTGTTGTCCTTTCGCTCCTGCTCCCACTTGGCGGTAAGCTGCTTCGCTTTTTCGTAGGCATTCATCATAGGGCAATCCTCCAGACTTTTTTTATCTCGCTGCCCTCGAAGACCTTGCGGTTGTCGATTCTGCGAAACTTGACCTTAATCTTACCAGCCTGCAACCATCTGCGCAGGGTGTTGCGATGGATGCCAAGCACCTTGCAGGTCTCTGTCATGGTGTATCTGCCTGCATCCGCTACCTTTGGTTCTACGTTCGTCATATTAAGCCCTCCAAAAGATTAAAGTTACTAATACGATGGCAACTGCCAGGCTTATTACTTCGTCACTTGTGATAATCTCGATAAACTTCTTCATACGCTCTGAATGTTTAATGGTTCCACTTGATTACTTGCGTACGGCTGCACGTCTCTTCTTTGGTGTAATAACTCCAGCCTTGATGAGGATAACACGCACGTTTTGCTGGGTGCAACCAACACGCTGTGATACTGCGAGCATTATTCTGCTGTCTGAGGTCTCGGCAGGTGCTTTTGCTCGGAAATCTGCAAACATCGCTATGATGTTCTTCTTTCGTTCGTCCTGCTGCTTCTGCAACGGTGTCCGAAAATCATAATTAAAATTTTCTCCCATTTTCCTTTGTATTTTAAATTATTTTGTTTATCTTTGCCAAAGAGTTTTTAAACTCGTTATGTAATTCGGTTGCAAAAATACAAAAACATTTTGTAATATACAAAGATATACATAATGTTTTAATGTATTTTTAATGTTGTTTACAATTATTTAAAACATAGTTATGTATGACTACAAAAGAATACAATAATACGGAAATAGCAAAGCGAGTTGAACTTCTTCGCAAAAGAAGTGGAATGTCCATCAATAAAATGGCGACAATGGCTGGTATTGACACAGGAAATCTATCTCGCTCCATAAATGGAAAAGCAAGTTTTTCCGACCGTGTAATTTACAAAATCGCCAGTGCACTGCACGTCTCGGTTGACTGGCTGGAAAAAGGTATCGAACCGATGTTCTCTCCAACGGTTGCAAGTCCATCCGAAGTTGGTGCAGGAATTATCGGCTCGAACATTGATGCTTCGAATAGTAAAGGGTTCACGCAGACTATCAGCCCAACCGATGCCTTGGCTAGGGAGTTAGAACTGCTTAGAAAGATGGTTTCAGATAAGGACGAGGAAATCAAGTTCCTTCGTGCGCAATTATCAACAAAAATAAGTGGTAGCGTATGACTGGTTTAGAGCTAAGAAGGTATGTTGAATACTCTGGGCTTACAATGAGCGATGTAGCAAGGGAATTGGATACCAGTCCACAAAACATTCGTTCAAAGATGATAAAGGAAAGAGTTAGTGCCGATTTTGTCGAAAGGGTCAAAAATGCGGTTTCAAAATGTGCTCCTCCAATACCTGACAAAATAAAGCAAGTAATGATTGACGAAAAGATGCATTATTGCGTAACTGGAGAGGGACTGAAAAGACGTATCAAATCATACGGAATACCTCTAAATTATATAGCCGCAGCTTTGGGGACTAGCCCTCAAAATCTAAGTGGAAGGCTAGGAGCAAAAAGTGTCAAACTTGATTTTGCCCAAAAGGTTGAAGATGTAATTCAAAAATACAAAGAGGAGATAGGGACTGATTCTAATTTTCTTTTAGAGCAACCTGAGCCTTCAGAAGAACAAAAGCCTTCAACTATACTGGAATCGGTTTTGATGGCAAAAGTTGAAAGACTCGAAAGTGAAAATTCCTTCCTGCGAAAGCAAGTTGAAACCCTGCTTGCCATTGTGGGACAAAAATAATTTAGTAACTTTGCAGCGCAATGTGGATAGAAAAATTAGGCTCGTACTTCGTTGATGTGTCGAAATACATCTTGACTGGTGTCGTGATTAGTTCGCTATTCAAGGATTTCGAGGATAAAGTATTAATTTATATAGTTGGAATCGCCCTAGCCTTCCTCTGCCTGGTCGTGGGTCTCATACTCAGCAACAAAAAGGATGGAAAGGGCAAAAAGGAAAAGGAGAAATAAATTATGGGAGTATATTTAGCTTTCTTGTTTGTGGGAGTGCCTTGTATGGCGTTCCTCGCATTCTGTCTCACTGGAAACGGAAAAAAATGGCTTAGACAAAATAACTTGCTTTAGCCTATGGATGCTTTTTTGTTATTTAACGTGATGGCATTGGGAATGACCATTGCATTCGGTATTTTCTTGAAATCAAAGAAAGGTCAGAAGTGGCTGCGTGAATTATAAGGTATGGTCAGTAAGTTAATTAAAGAGCACGACCGCAGGACGCTGCTTGCAACGTATCTGTATGGTGTCTCCAATCTGTTTATAAGCGGAACGGGTATCGGTGGTTTCTCTCCATTGATTACTGGCGATAATATAGGATTGTATAATGTCCTTTTCATCGTCTTCGGTGTCATGGCATCGTGCACCTTCGCTTATTTCGCTAATAACGTAATGAAGTATAACAATTCAAATGTTTAGATTATGGAACTAGCAACTTTATTTATGTTCATCGGTGCAGTTATCGGCACCAGTCTCGTAATTTGGTCTAAGACTAAATCGGGTCAGAAATGGCTGCGTGAACTTTAGTTCTCGCTCCAGGTACAATATCAACTAAAATTCTAAGTAACGATGAAAGATGAGGATTTCATAGAGCGGAAGGAGAAGGTTCTTCTTGCCGCTCTCGGTAAAAGCTGGCTATGGAAAGCCAGCAGGTTGATAATAGGCATTATCCCTCCAGTGGGTGCGTTTGTGCTGCTGGTGCACTGCACCCTGCTCTCGTTCGGCATTCGGGTAAAACTCACGGAGTGGATATTCGACTGCTCGCTCTTCGGCTTCATCGCCTGGATCATCGTCAGTCTAGCCTATGGGTTCTGCTGGGTGCATCGGGCGTTCTCTACCTACAGAGTGCTGATTTCGTTCTGCATCGACTTCCAGCGTTCCTTCGGGTTCGGTGTCTTGAGCCATCCTATGCACCTGCTGATGGTCGCCCTAGGGCTGCTTCTCTTCTTCATCTTCATCAAGAAAAAGGCTTGGAATGAGTTCTACGAAAGAAATATTAATCATTTAAATGAAAAGTAATATGAAAAAGATAATAATGTTATTCGTGCTTGCGCTTGCGTGCGTGGGTGTGCGTTCGCAAACACTTTTATCTAGGAGTTATGACGTTTCTCCAGTTATTAGCTACACCGTTTTTGAGCCGCAAAAAGACACGGTGTATTACTGGCAGATAAACAATGTTAATTCAGCCAAGATGATTGAATCTTTCTATCTTAGGTTTCGTGGAAGAAACGAACTGCAAAGAACGCTCAAATTTCTTGTCTCACTTGAAGGTGAAGAAAAGGGTAGGACTTACAGGCTTGACGACACGATTGACGGAAACGAGGTAACAACTGGAAAGGTAGAAGGTTTCCTCTTTATCCCATCCGCAGAAGGTGTTACCATCGAAAACAAAAAAGGGTTTCTTCCATCCTCATCATTCTATACCTACAAAAGTCTAGCTGATGTTGCCAAAGGTGGCTTTGATGAAATTAAAAGAAAGAAACAGCCTCGGCAATTCTTGTTTGAATGAAGTATCTTAGCGTTCTTCTCGCCTACGAGAAATATTTGCCAGTGCTAACCCCTTCCGAGGTGGATGGTCTGCTGGCTTCTCGTCCCTCGCTGGCTCAGTTGCAGGACTGGTCGCAAAGATTGAATAACCACCGGGTAAGGCTGGAAAGCGTTTTCAGTCGTGCCTACAAAAAGATAAAATGAATATGGAAGATAAAAATCTGATGTCCGCTGATGTGGATATAGTAGTTCGTTTCTTCTCTGCCATCGACCGCCTGAAGGCTGATGGTTGCATTGGCGGTCTGAAGACAATAACCGACCGGTATGGAATCAACCGCTGGAACATCATGTCCCTGCGTGAAAAGCCTACCGAGTACTACGGTCGCTTTCGTCCGTCTTGGGTTCAGTTCCTAGTCCGTGACTACCACATCAACCCATACTGGCTGCTCCTTGGCTCGGGAGAGTTCTATGCGACTGGCTTCACGCCCGAAATCGTGAAAAACCTGAATAAAAACTGCACAAGAAAAAAGCAGTCTGCATAA